TTTCAAAATATAAATCTATTTTATTTTGTATTTCTTCATCTTCTGCAAACACAGAATATGCCAAGAGAAACAGAGGGGAGCTGACCGTCAAAAGTACGAACTCGTCCTTCCAGTCTCCCTTCTGGTTCTCAAATACTTTTCCTTGGTACTCGATGTCCCCTCGTTTCATCTTCTCGGCGTGAAGTAGTCTAGCTTCTGATAAAGCTTCTTTTGTTTTTTGTTTATCAGAATATAGTTTTGCACCAGTCTTGATGCCCATTGATAATAAATTTAACCACATATTATGATACTCTGTATCTTCCTCTGTTTAATTTTTTTGATGTTACTCTTAAATTTGACATAGAGTTATCTCTAGGATTTTTATTTCTATGATCTATGTCTTTACCATCACCTTTTGATACAGCACCTAAACGAGCTAATCTTCTTCTTGCTCTGTTTCTAGATGCTCTATCTAATTTTGACTTTGTAGAACTTTGATATTTTCGATATTCTGCTTTGTAGTTTCTACTACGCATATTTTTTCTTTTTAGGAAAACCTGCTTTCATATTAGCATATGCTTTTTTGCTAATTGTACTTCTAGATTTTGGTCTTGAAGTACCTGCTTTTTTCCTTGCATTTATATTTGCATATAGTCCACGTCTTGCCATTTTATTATACTCCTTCTGTATTAGTTTCTTGACAAATAAATCTAAAATAGATTTTATTTTTATTTACTTCTTCTACACCAATTTTTTCTAATTGTCTTATACTTTCATTGTATCCTCTAACCATACAATCATAATGATTATTTAATATTGCCGCTTCATAAGGTGGCATACATTGTTGTGCTGTTGCAGAACACATAAACATAAATAAAACCAATTTCATTTTTTATGTTGTCTCCTTTTGTGTTTATTCATAGAAGACCATTTAATTTTACTTTTGTTTGTTGATATAGAAGTCTTTTTAAATTTGCTTCTGGTTTCGTGAGGTTCTTTATTTAATAAACTAGATTTCTTTTTAGGCATTCCACTTAAAGAATCCTATTAATCCAACTATTAAAGTACCTAAAAATACTAATACAGAAATTGCACCTTTACCTTTTGATACTTCAGTTCTTAATGATTTAACTTCTTTACTTAATTCTTTGATACTTTCCTGAATATGTTTCATTCTTTCTGCACATAATTTTTCGTGTGAAGAAAGTCTTACTCCTGCTGATACCTCTGCGTATTCACGAGGTGTCAGCTTTTTTCTAGGCATTGTTATAAGACTATAGTGTCAGCTTCTTCTTGCGTAAGTGCTTCCCCTGCCATAAGTTTAGCTTTAGCACTAGCTTTAAGATTTTTTCTAGTTTGTCTAGCTGTTTCAAAAGCTAGTTGTTCTTCTTCAGCTTTTGTTACATCTGCTGTAAATTGAGTTTCTTCTTCAGGAGTTAAATCAACTTCTTGGATTTCTCCTGTTTGCATATTATGTATTATTTTTTTAGTCATTATTTCTTTAACCCCCAAACTGTAAATTGTGTATTATGTAGATATGCAGAACTATTACTTATATAAAACTGTACTCCATTAACAGTACCAGAGTTATCTAAAAATCCGCCATTTTCATCATAAAATACATAGTCCCCAGATGAACCACCAGTGTTATCTCTACCCCAATTATTTGATTGCCAACCCATATATGCAGTTGTTCCTAATATATTAATGTCAAAATAACCCCAATATCCAGTATTATTATTCCATGAATTTATAAGAGCATAATCTTTACCATCTGCATCACTATTTGGACTTTGACTATTTTCAGAGTTATCTCCTGCTCGTCTATATAAGTGTGAACCTGCATGTCTATAATCATTAGCACCAGTATAAGCACTAGTATTATTTAGAAATCTCATTCTTAATTGACCAGAACCAGTATTTGATTTATATAAAACATTAATTTTGTACATTCTATAAACACTATCATCTATAAAGTTAGCAAAATTATAATAATTTGCTGTACTAGAAGATAAATCTACTCCTGCAAGTTTAACAAAGTCAGATGATACTGTTCCCCAACTAGGATTTGCACCAGAGCCACCAGTTTGTAAAACTTGACCTGCTGTTCCTGCACCTAATCTTTGTAATCCACTTCCATCTCTGTAAAGTATATCACCTTGTGTTGTAAGTGTTGTTCCGACATCTGTACCATCTGTACCATTCGTTCCTTTTTCTGCGAGTTTAGTCCAATAGGTAGCATTGGAAGTCGCATTTCCAGTAGACGCTAGTATGCAAATAAAAGTCTCACCACCTGAAGTCACTATGTCATCAACGACATAAGCAGTAGCACTATTATAAGCACCTCTGAATACTGGCTTAATTCTACCTAAATTTAATGTTGCCATTATTTATTTTCTCCTTATTTATTTTTATTGATTGATTTAGACTGTGACGTTCAAGTTTCCGTTTGTATCAACTGTAAACGTAAGTCCTCTTTTCGCTACAAAACTTTCAGTAAATTTATCTGATTGTTCTGTATCGTTGTTTGCTACAGACAAGTCGTCTGCACCATTTGTATAATGAACAATAAGGTCTTCTTTTTGTGAACCTGTACCATTCGTTTTTACAAAACCATATAAGTCTGAAGAACCTGCGTCTCCAAAAGTAAGTTCTGTTCCTGCACTATTTACAACAACGGCTTTCTCTTGGTTAGCCGATAAGTTGGAAACAATGTCGGATAAGTCTCTAGCTTTACTCATTATAATACTATTGTGTTAGCTTCGTCTTCAGTTAATGCTTCGCCTGACATAAGTTTAGCTTTAGCACTAGCTTTTAAATTATCTTTAGCTTCTTTATCTGCTTGTGCTTGTGCTTCAGCTTCTTCTTTAGCTGTTTTTTTAGCTTCATAATCAGCAGTATCAGCTTCTTGCTGTGCAATATCTTCAGCAGTTAAATCAACTAATTCTCCATTTACTAATTTTCCCATATTATTACTCCTTATTTAAGTCCATATATTTTCATAATTCCTTGTGAAATATTTGTACTATTATATTTAATTGTTATTCCTGATAATGCGTTTGTAGTTCCTCTATAAATAGAAGTACCTCTAACGTGTCTAATGTAATTGGTATTCATATAAGTACCACCAATAGTCATTATTGTAGGATAGTGTGTTGAAGTTGAAGCACCATAAACTGTAACTTCATAGAAACCTGCATAACCGCTTGTTTGTTGCTCTACATTATAAATAGTTCCTTGATTATCATTCCAACTTTCATTGTGAGCACCATCTCCATTTGAAGAATTATCCCAATATCCTTGATGTCCATGATTGATATAATCTGAAGTAGTTAAATCAGCATTACTTTGTCTAAATCTAAATTTTAATGTACTTCCACTTACTGCTGTAGGCGAAAAATCAGTTAAAAATACTTTATAAACTTTATAATCTGAAGTAAAAACATCTCTTGAAATTGAAGCAGTAGAACTTGTTATAGTATCGGTGCTTAATAAAACATAGTCAGATGATACTGTTCCCCAACTAGGATTAGCACCAGAGCCACCAGTAGTAAGTACCTGTCCATTTGTACCCGCCGCTAAACGAGCAAGACCTGAACCGTCTCTGTAAACAATGTCACCTTGTGTCGTTAAAGTTGATGTTAAATCTGTTCCATCAGTACCATTCGTACCTGCTTGAGACATTAAATCCCAATTAGCTGTAACAGTTGGAAGGTTTCCTGTTGTAGCTGTTTTTGCAATGTAAGACGAACCATTGTACGAAACAACGTCATCTATTGCATAAGCTGTACCTGCATTATAAGCTCCCTTCCAGTTGAGCTTAATATTGCCGAGTGTTACTGTAGCCATGTTATTTTTCTCCTTGTTATATTGTAGCTATTAGTTCGCCATTGTTTAACGACCAAGTGAAACCACTAGCCGCAAATTGCACATCATCAAAGTTGGCGTAATCACTTGCTGATATGTTGTCTACACCTTGATTAGTTGTAGTTACTCTTACTGTATTATTAGTAGGAGTAGGTGTATTAGCCGTACCACCCATTCCTGAGTGAGACGAGCAGTAATAATATAAAGTTGGTGCACCACTAGCTACAACTATAGTTACTTGTGTTGAGCTATTGTGAGTTACACCTGTTGTATATTCTGAACCACCACCATGTGAACCATCTGAAGTTGTTGAAAACTTAAATGGGTGTCCTGATGGGTAGTTAAATATGTAAGTATTACCTTCGTGTAATGTTAAAGTGTCTTGTTGAACACCATCTATAAAGTATTTGTTAGACCCACCTACTGATTGTACTGTAACTGTTCTTACTAATGTAGATGGACTAAAGAATTTTTCAAAACCATAAACTTCTGCTGACGAAGCGTTTTGTAGTTCAAATCCATTTGCGGAACTATTGACTAATAATGCTTTTCCTGCGTTGCCTGTTAAATTGCTTGTAGTTAAACCTGTACCACCTCTTGCTACTGCTAGAGTATCAGAAGTGACTGCTGTTGCACTAAACGAAGCTATTGAAAACGTACCAAAAGTTAAAATATAAATTTCATCATTTACAGAACAACCTACATCTAGGACTACGTTATTTCCATCTGTTGCTGTGTAATCTGATGGGTCAAGATGAACACCATTTTTGAAAACATTTATAAACCCAGAGTCATAGGTTAATACCGCACCACCTGTATCAGAGTGAGATGCACCTGTAAAAGTAGTTTGGTTAGCTGTTGCAATATATTTAAACCTGCCTGACGTACCATTTACTGATGACCCTGCGTTTACAAATGACGAGCCATCATAAACTTTCATAATGTCAGCAGTCGTATCAAACCATAAAGTTCCCTCTACTGGACTTGATGGTGCTGTTGCAGAAATTTTGTAAGTGTTTTCAAATGAGTTAATATCAGTTAAGTTTGTTGCAACAGTATTTACGTTAGCAATATTATTACCAACATTATTAACATTAGCTATTGCATTACCAACTGTGTTTACGTTAGCAATATTGTTTGCTACTGTATCTATTTCACTTGTAGTTTCATTTAAGTCATCAGCTACAGTCTGGACTTCTGAGACTGTTTCTGCTAAATCGTTTGCTACTGCAATAACTTTTGTAATATCTGCGGCAACAGTATTTACTGAGCCAATGTTATTTGCAACTGTATTAACATTAGTAATGTTAGAGCCAACATTTGTAACATTAGTGTTATTTGTTGCTACAATATTAATATTTGTTTCATTACTAGCTAGAGTGCCTAAATTTGTAATTCCTGCAAGTGTGTTTATATTTGCTTTATCTGAACTTGATAACCAAGTGTTTTCTAAATAATTCTTTGTTGCGGCATCTTGTGCAGACGTAGGGTCAGCTACATTTGTTAATCTTTTATTATTAGCGTCCCATTGAAAATTTGTTGAGTCTACTTTAATTCTATCATTAGCATCATCAATCGCTTCTTGCGACATGAAAAAGGCTTGTTCACTATCTGTATCTAAATCGTTTTCTGTTAGTACAGAACCAGACGCATAGTCTACTAATTTAGAGTTTTGTGACGTTCTTCTTCTAATCTCAATAGCTGTACCGTTTGAAGGTGTTGCGTTGAAAGTTAGCGTAGTACCTGCGGCATTTAGGGTAAATGCTGTAGAAGCCACCCCTGCCAATGTAACAGTTAAGTCTGCTGTACTTCTATAACTAAAAGGTATAGAATATGATGCCGTATTACCGTCACCTGTGTATCGTACAAAACTATTAGCCATTTAATTCCTTAATTTAATTGTTTTATCTAAAAGGGGTACTTTTTGTATTATAGTCCTAATAGAACATTTAGGGCACTGTTAGCCTTTTCTACTTCATCTTTCTTAAAGTTTCCTCTTTTTTCACGCTCTTTTACTATCTGTGGAAACTCTTTTAATATTATAGCTTTAGCTTTATTTTCTGCCGCATTTACATAATTTAATATTAGATTTTGTCTCATATCCTCACCTAATACTTTATTGTTAGGAAGACGGTATAATTGACTTTTTTTGTCCATTACTAATTTTTCTACTATTTCTTTCAATGTATACTCTTTACCATCTTCGTATCTAATTTTAACTACTCCTACAAGCTCTCTCATTCTATCGTAAGCTGTTTGACCAGTTTTTTTATTTTTAATATCTCTTAAATCTATACCTGATTTTCTATCTATCTTGTCAGGTGGTCTATAATCAAAATCTCTACCTTCAAAGAACTTAGATATTTCAGGATATTTAAACTCTGTCATAGCAAATGGTGAAGACCATAATCCTGACCTTTTACCAAGACCAAATAACCAACCATTTTTTCTATTTATAACTTCACCAAACATATTTCGTTGTGGCATAATACTGTTTTTCTCTACAATTTGTGGAAATAATACTTTTATTCTGTCCATAAAAGTTAATAATTCTTTTTGTTCGTCCATTTCAACTCTACTTGCATATCTTAGTCCACCTGATAATGGAAAGAATTTATATAATGTTCTTGCAAAGATAGAAGTACCAACTCTATCTGGTGCTCTACTTCTAGCAAAATCATCACTAAATAAAAAGTTTGCTGTTTCTATAATATTTTTAAGATAAAATTTAGATTGAATGTTTCTAGTTAAACTAGCTACTACACCCATAGATAATTCTAACATAGTGTTTTCTGCTTCACTAGGTAAATCTTCATTAGTTTCTAAATGTTTATTTATAACTTCAAACATGTCTGCCATAATTAAAAACGGCATCATAACTGGGTCAAGTCTGTTTACTGAGATATATCTACCATCATTAGTTTTATATGAGTACGGTTGCCAACCAGTTGTTCTTTCTCTTTCTTGATTTTCTTTATAATCTCTTGAACCACCACTTGTAAATTTACCTGCTTTTACTGCAAAGAAAGCTGACACCCATAACGCCATACCCATCTGCATACGTGCATTAGCTTCAGCCGCCGCTTCAGGATTTAAGTATTTACCGTCTTTACCTTTCATTAATGAATGTCTAACAGACACAATACTTTTTCTAATTAAAGGTAGTTGTTCAAAATTCCATTTTAACAAGTTAGCAGGTGTATTAATAAAGTGTAATCCTAACGCTCTAGCCCATTTGTGTTTTGCTGTAAAACTTAATGTAGCACCTGTAACACCTTGTTCTGTTTTACCTGTTGCAGGATTTATAGAATATGCTGATTGTGTATATGTACCTTCTCTAGCATATTGTAATGGGTCATTAACTTCTAATCTACTAGACTCTAATATACCAGACCTTGCATTTATATCTGCTGTAGGTATAGCTTCACCAATACCTTTTTCGTATTCACTAGCTATTTCTTTAAATCTTTTTCTATAACCATCTTTATCTAATTTACTAAACAAAGGTAATGAACCTGTTTCATTTCTTATTTGTGCATGTATTTGTGCTGTTCTTCTAGCTTTATACATTATAGTTTTAAGAAATTCATCACCTGCTGTTAAGAATCTCATAGGCACACTTGTTGCATAAGCAACAGGATTGACTACCATTTTTTGTAAACCTTTACCTACAAAACCTAATGGCTCAGTGAGTAACTCACCAGACGCATTAATAAATTGTTGTAGTTGTCCTTGACGCATAGCGTTGTCAAACTTCATTTGTTTACTATCTATGATACCTCTACCTAAATAAAAACTTTTACCAAATTGTTTAAACGCATGAGCTATGTATACATATTGCATAATGTAAGTGTCCATTGCTTCTATTGCTAATGTACCTGCTCTTTGTCTATCTGTAATAGATAAGTTAGCCGCTCTAATTAACATAATTAATGGTTTCCATTGTGTTTGAACTAGACCTGACACTATGTTAATTATGTGTGTATCTGGTGAAGATAGTAAGTTATTGTTTATAAATTCATTAACTAAATCCCACTTACCAACTTTACGTGCATGTTGTAGTGCTAAGATAACTTGTTCATCATTATCTAATTTAGCTAGTGCTTTATAAAATTCTTTTGGATTAGTTTCTTTGAGATTTTTTAATTTAGGGTCTTCAGGGTTAAGGACTAACTCTGCCGCTCTTTGTGCATCTTTGTTTATTTGTTGAAATCTTTGAGCTCTTGCTATATTTTCAGTCATAGTTTTTTGATTGATTAATATATCATCAACCATTTTTCTTCTGACTTCTAATTCTTTTAATATTTTTCTTTCTTCTGTAGCTGTAATATTTTGTTTATGTAACTGATTAGACAACTTAATCATATCATCAGTTTGTTTAGCCATTAAATCACCATGAGCTAATATTTCTGCATATAGTTGTCTGTCTGCTTTAGCTCTTGACTTACCTAATTTAATAACTTCATCAGGATTTAAACCTAATATTCTAGCTTGTTCTTCTACTTCTTTTACAGTAACTACTTTCTTTTCAATAGTACCATCAGCTAATAATCTATCTGCTGTATTTTTTAAATATTTTGCTAGTGACTTTGGATTGTACTTAGTGTAATTTAATAATTCTTTAGGTGGTTTAGATGACCCATCAATTCTAGTGGTTCTTAATTTTTTAATTTGTTCATCAATGTCTTTACCATCTAACTTACTTCTGTATTCAATATCATCAATCTCTGCATCAGTTAAATTTTTGTAATATGATTTTTTATCTTTTTTAGTAGACAAATCTGCAAACAATCTTTTACCTGTAATTGTACTTCTACCGTAGTTATGTAAATCTTCTAAGTTTTTAATAGATGTATTTTTTAATTGTCTGTTAGTTAGTTTAAATCCACCATAAGAAAATGCACCACCAAATACTGTACCAAATCCAAAACCTGCCGCAGTAGAAAATGCCATTTGTTTTAATGAAAACTCATCTTGCACACCTGTGTTTATTGCAGTGTTTTGTAACATAGCATCTTGACCTGTTGCAATACCTGCACCAATAAAGCCTTCATACAATGCACCTTTCTTAATAGCTTTTCCCATAGCCGCTTGTTGTGCTTCTTTTTGTGCTTGTTGTATAACTTTCTTAGATACTTCTTTTGCTATCTTACCTTTTAATGCTTCTTTTAATGCCTG